AATGCCCGGACCACCAATCTAAAATGGCGCTGCTTCGCCTCTCCCAGCATGTAGGTGACGCAGGCCCGAGGATCACTATCCCGAAATCCCAGCCCGCTGGAGATCGATGCGGGTTGCGTCGTGTCCTCCGACACCGATCCATCGCCAAAGGGCGATTCCAAAGGCGAAACCAGACCGGCCCCGGTGTTGCCCAGCGTGCCGCGCATATAGCTGATGGACTCACCGTACTTGTAGGCACAAGCGACAGGGCCGGAGGGCGCTACTTTGAACCAGAGAACATGCGTAACCCTGTTGAGCGAGGCGTTGTAGCTGCGCACGACCATGTAGTCCCAGCCGGCCGGGATTGCGGCGCCGCTGCCCTGCGTGTTCATGCCCCCCACCATGGGCGTACCGTTCACGGTCACAGCATGGTCGTAGGTAAAGCCGCGCTGAAGGTCAAATTTGACGTTCCCACTGTTGCCCACAAAATTTGCCACGTCTGCGCCTTGGGGCTCGTCATTGAACGTACTGAAGGAGGCGAACAGCTGGTCGTCCATATACACGTCAACCAGTGCCGCGCCAGCATTGCCCCGTTCACGGCACAGGTTCACCGTCAGTTCATCGCCCCACAGTTCGAATTCGGCAGAAGCGTTGACGCCTTGAAGCCGCCGAGCCGATCCCAGCCACAGATTCGGAGCCGCAATCGTTTCAGCCGAAGGCGCGAGCTCAGACGCGTGGATTGACGTTGCGGCGCGCGTACGCAAGTACAGCTCGACACCTCCCACATAGCTAAATTCGCCCAGGTATCCCTGCCCCCAAGTGATGCTGGAACCCGCCAGAGCGGCCTTAATCGCCCGCGCGAGCGGACGCATTAAGGCTTGGGAGTTCGCCGCACCTCCGCCGCGGTGGACGAGCTGCGCTGCGCGTTCAGGGTCCGGATAGCTCGGATCAATCACCAGGTTCGACACAACGCTGGTAACCACGAACGGCCCGGTCAGGAGCGACCAATTAATGGTTACAGAGCCAGACACACCGCTGCCGTTGCGCTCGGAAAGGGGAACGGTCTGAATACCAGTGGGAGCAATCCCAGGATCGTCATACCCCGCTACGGTGCCCGCCCCGTCATGGATCAGGATTCGGTTGCCATAGGACTGATCCTTGGCGACGACGCTCACCCGGTAGTTCTTGGCGCTATCGACGCCATCCAGCCAGACGCCCCGGATAGCGCTCGTCGCAGCACGCCAGCGCTCATTGCCCGCTAGCACCAGATTTCGATAGTCCGCGCGGAGCCAGGATGGCAGCATGCCCCGGTCGACAATCTGTCGAATGGCATCCAGCTCACGCGTCCGAGCGATCCGGAAAAGACCGAGCGACGCAGAGTTGAGGACGCCCGTACTGGTAATTTCGCGGTAGTCGATATCAAGGTATGCCCGCAGCGAGGCGTCATTCGCCACAGACCCGATGACCACGCGCGTCAAGCCGCTGGGGTTGCGAGCGATATCCACAGCACCAGTATTGAGGACTGTCGCACCGTCGCTCAGCTTTGCGATGGCGATCCGATCCTTGTTCGTTGGATCCTGGTTGCAAATGACCGAGATTAGGTACTGCTCGTTGGGATCACCGTTCTCAATGCGGACCGACTTGATAGCCAGCGCCGCCTCGATACGCTTCTGCGTCGGCAAGAACCAATCGGTTTGACCAGAACCGCTGAGATTGAGCACGGATGGATCCAGCCACGGGCAAGCCTGCGCGACACGCAAGAGGCTATTAACTCTGGGAACAGTGGCACTCTGGACCCCAGACCATTCCCAAGTCACGCCGTTCCACACGTAGTCGCCAGCGCCAGCGCCAGTTTCGACGCGTGCGGGCGTTTTAAGTGGCTGGCCAGTGTCGGCGAGCATCTCAGCTTGGGTCAAATACACCTTCCGATTCGCCACGTCCGCCGCAGCGTCCAGCATGCGCTGGCGGATCGTCATCATGTTCTCGACGTCGTTACCTAGACGATTGATGTTCGGCACCCCCACTGGATCACTACCGAACTTGCTGATTGTCTTGGAGTCCGCAGACGCGTTCTGAAGCTCTTGAGGCGTCGGGTATCCCGCAAGTGCCATATATCCCTCGCAATAATGAAAAAGCCCCGCTCGATGGCGGGGCATGGTGCTGTTGGTAAAAAGTCGCTTTATGCGCGGAAGTCGTGGTCGTTCTTGTAGTAGCGGCGGTCGTAGTTGATTGCTTTCAATGGAGTGGTCCCGTCATCGTTCGGAGTGCCCTTCTCATCGACAAGAAACGCCATTGCCTCGTGCGGGCTGTCGCCCGGCCCAATGATGTAGCCGGTCGGGTTGTAGCCCTCACCGCGCAGGATGATCGGCGTGCGCGGCACTCGCTCAAGCAGTGCCAATCGCGGGCCGCCCCCGGACTGAACCGCCATGGACTCTACGGTCGCATCACTGTTCTGCAAGAAGATGCGATAAGCCTTACCGGGCACCCATTCAAACGACTGTGAGAGCCCGACAAGCCGGCCATCATCGTCCGCAACATCCACGATTTCGCCGTCGCTGCTTCGCCCGCGTGTATTGTCCGCATTCCGGATGCGCTCCGTCACGGCCAGCAAGTTGGCCTCGGGCAGCGCATCGAATTCCGTGGCGATATCCTGATATTGCAGCTTGTTCCAGGCCCGGTGCGCGTGTATGTGGGCTTGCGCTTCGATCCGCACACCAACCGACTCGACACGCTTCGGGTTTACAGCTGAACGGTCCTCGGGTAGGTAAATCGTGACCGGCGAATCATCTTCCGGGCGAATCCACTGATATTCCACACCATCGTTATCAACCGAACTGCCCTCGGTGCGCCTCTCCGATCCCGGCAACTTATTTCGGTGGTTGAAAAGGATCGTGGAGTCCTCGCCCTCCCGCTCGAAGAACAGTCGGATGACGCTGCCGCGCCGATACGCTCGGCAATAGACGGCCTCGGCGATCATCGATAGCGTTTCCTCGAATGAGAGGTTGTCACTATCGATCGTGTAGTTGAACTGGGCAACGTCCACGCCAAAATAATCGCGGATCTCCTGCGCCGTGTTGTAGATATTGTCGAAATCAATTTCCGCCGCCGTGCGATTCCCTATCAACGGATCCAGGCAGATCGCAGAAATAATGTCCGAAACACTCCGGGTTGGATATAGGTCGGTCGTGAAGCTGGCCCCGGAAATCCGCCGCGGCAGCATTCGCGTGACCAACGTGTTCAGCTTGCGCTCCTTGACAGCCAGCGCGCCGTCCGTCGCGAGGGTCACAGACTGCACCGTCGTCACGTCGCCGAAGTGAGCCTGCTCCACTGGTGAGCAGGCATATAGATCGCGCCACTTGATCTCGTCAACCACAGACCCTTCGAAATCGGTGTCGGTATTCGTCAGGCGCCTGGCCCGCAGCCGCCAGCGCGTGCTGGTCGGGCCGGTCAGCTGTGCATCCAAGGTGTCCGCCCGCACCGAGCGCGTGACGGCAGACCCCAGAATGGTCCGTTCGAACGCAAGCACGTCCCCATACGGGGTGCCACCGGCATCGACCCGCTGGGCCTCAATGCGATAAGCGACATCCCTACGATACTGCTGGCGCCCGTTGTCCTTGTACAGGCCATTGAGCGCGATCACATTGGAGATGATGCGGCTGATAGGCCGCACGCTTTCCACGCTGAACCACCCCACCCAGCGCTCCCCTGTCGTGCTGATCGTAGGGTTCATGACGACAGACTGGCCGCCGTACTCGGTATGCATCACCGTCCATGCCGGGTTCACGCCAGCCGGATTGTTGAGCGTGAGCAGCGAACTGGTGACCGTGGTGACCGTGTATTGTCCTGACAGATCGAATTGAACGATGTCAGACGGCCTAGTTAGCGTCGGCGTGCCCGACACGACGTTCGGCGCAATTCGGAAGGCAGCCCATGCCGCCGAGTTCTGCGTCGTGTCAAGCCGCACTGTAGTCTCGCTACCATTGAAACTGACCCCTGTCACACCATAGACGCCGGTGACGTTCCCCGTCGCCGTATAGTCAAAATCCCCGTCTCCGCCGGTATGGTCGGTCCAGGAGACCGCGCCATTCGACAGCGTAACGACCTGACCTGCTGACCACTCGGCCGCATGGTCCCCGGCAAAATTCACCTCACCCCACTCCGGACGCATGGCGTTATCGGCTCGAAAGGTTGCCCCATCGGGCGGGCTGTATGAAAACGCCCCTTGTGTTTGCGCGGCATTCTGCACCGCGATCACGTCCCCGGGTATGAACAACTCGGAAAAATCCAGATCCGCGTCCTGCGAAACAATCTCGTTCGGTGACCGGAACACCATGCCCCGCCGGATAACGCTGCCATAGTCCTGAGGTTGTAGCGTCTGCCCGTTCACGCTGTTCGCGCGCTTGGCCGCCGTCACCGGCAAATTGATCGCGTTGCCGATTCGCAGTTGCGGCGCGTGGCCACTGTTCGGCGACGTGAACGGGGCGTAAACCTCCACCGAGGCCCCCGAGATTTCGGCGATCAGGGTGGTGTCATCGCGCACGTCGTGAATCTGGTGCGCCCCACGCCCCACACACATGAACGCGACTTCCTTTTCTACATGGTTTTCGAAGACTAGATAGGGCTGCGCCAACAGATCCGGGGTCGATCGGACCTGACCATAGATGTCGGGCACGCGGCCATTGACGCGCACGCGGTTCGTACGCTCCGACAACCCGTTATTCGGCGACTCCTTCTGTACGTTGCGCGCGGTCGCATGCGGCGGCTCTGGCGCCAGGATGGACGTCAGAATCATTGATGCCGTTGAGACGGCTATGGATACGGCGATAGCCGTCCAGGTTTCCGGACCTAGCGGAAATACCTCTACAACAAATGGTCCAGGCATTCGGCGCAACGCAATGATGTCCTCCTCCCGCCGTGGTGTGACATCAGCCCCTGAAGCCTGGTCTGTAATCCGGCCACCTGCCGGGAACTGAGGTCCAAACTCAGCTTTCAGAAACGACAGCAGGTCGATGACCGTGCGCTTCTCCATAGGCTTATCGGGTGCTCGATATAGATGAACGGTGATCAAGAGTAGAACCTCATGTTCTTGTACATGGCCGTCATGGCCTCTACAAGGAAGAATTGGGGGCCACTATCATCGATGTGCAGCAGTCTGCGACGCAGGCAAACACCGATATGCGCCTCGCCGCCCATGGTTTCCATGAGCACCAGCGACGGTTTCACCGTGGGTCGGTCGTGACGTCTCATGCCGCGAAAGAGCGTAGAGAGTTTTCCTGCCCGGAAATCCCCCTCTTTGACTTTCTGCAGTCTGGCATCGCCGGTCAGGAACTCCCACGCTTCGGCGGCGAAGTGCAGGCAGTTGTATGTCTTGCGGTCGTACTCGCGGAATAGCAAGAAATCGATGCTCATACAAAGCCCCAAAGCGCGCTAAACAAGTCAGGTCGGTACAGCATCCCAGTCTTGCTAATGTTTCCATACGGTGCAGTCGCGTCGAACTGCGCCCCCTCCGGAGACCGTGTGATGGGTTGCGCTCTCAGGACGATCGGTCCGAACATTGGCCGGTTCAGGTTGTCAGACCGATAAGACCGATGAACGACAGTCGGTGGCGACGTCCGCAGCGTCCCCGCTGAACGGGCGCGTTGGATCTCATCCGGCAGAATTTCACCAAGATCGCCCAGCATCACGTTCATGCCGAAATCCAAGCTGCCGCGGTCCTCAAGCTGTCTTAGCACCATCGGAACGTATTGGAAGAACACCAGCTCGCTCGACTCTAGACGCGCCCAGAGCCCCTCTCGATAACTCGATTGCAATCGCCAAACCTGTGAAAAGCTGGGCTGGCTTATCTCCAAAGTCCGGATCTCCGCAACCCTACGCGAAGCACCAAAGAAGAAATCTGTGTACTCCTCAGTGATATCAGGCATGAGGCAAATCCTCGTTTGCAAGCTTGGCGAGGAGGTTCATGATTTCTCTTGCGGCGGGAATGCTCCCGTAGATGGCTATCATCAGAACCAGAGACCCCCAGTAGTCCAGTGTTTCGTCGTCAAACTCGGGCAGGGAATCCACCTCCAACTGAAACGTCACCGCCCAGCCATTACCGCCTAATGGGGACGGCCGCGCCTCGCCGGGCATAAAGTGAGCGACGTAGCGCCGACTGGTGCTGCTGTCAATAACCAAATCGGCGTAGAAGGGACCGCCGCCCACGCGGCGTATGTCCCGCCAGAACCCCATGAGAAGGTCGAATTCTTCGCCAAATACAACGTAAGTGGCTGACACCATGTGCGGAGCCCCTTGAGGACCTGCACGGTATCGACCGCTTCCGCCTTCCAACGCGATGCGTTGTGAGCCGTCCCCCAGGCTCGGAACATATCCAGCCACAACAGGACGGAATGGCATTACAAGAAAATCCGTCATCGGCTTCGCTCAGTCTTAAAGTTCTTCGTCACGGCCCGAGATCCGCGGGAACCTGGACGCCCAAACTGGGACTCCATCATCTGAGGGCCCTGTTCGTACACTTGGTCTCGCGCGATCAATACCACTTCATCGCGGGTCAGGCGCTCCACGCTGTAGTCCTGGGGCGTACCGTTGTTATTGATCGTTATGCGGGGCCCTTGCGCTGTCTCGCCCGCCGCCGCAGCCGACTTGGTCAAGGGCGTGCGAA